TTCTTTAGTTAACACTTTCATTTCAACCCAGTGATCATCATTTGTAGCATTCTTAACATAAACAGTATGTCTATGATATCCTTCGGATTCCAATTGTTGTACGGCACGTTTAAGAGTACTTTCGTTAACACCAAGTTGTTGTGCGGATCCCAAACCAACGTCGAGATATGGATTCTTTTCAATAAGACCTTTAATATCAGTCTTAATTTGTTCCATGCGATTTACATTATTACGCACTTTAGCATCCAAATTCATACGAACGGTTGATTCGGGAATACCTGTTCTACGAGATATCTCGATAGATCCTAAACCTTGATCTGCAAGCTCTTGAATTCGACTAATATTATTTAATCGAATTTCATGCTTAGCAATATTATTCCTTTTACGGAATTCAGTAGTTGTAATACCTAGCTTCATTGCTATTTGCGTATCAGATAATCCCGATCGCCTGTATTTAACAACTCTATCGGACCATGAAGTAGCCCGCTGAAATGAATTTTCACCAGATCCCCAAGCATATCGTCCACTGTGTGGAATATTACCTTGGTGCGGGGTTCCTCTATGCTCGAGCATATCGTTATATGCTTCTTCCAAGTTCATGAATATGATCCTTTCTATTTAGGTTTACTTTCAAGAATTCCCGAGAACTCTTTAATTGTATGATATACGTCATACACGTCTTCTGCTTCTGGAATATAAGTCTTGATATCATTTCCTTGATAAATACGGAGTTCGAAATCCGTCTTCTCAGGCTTGACACCATACTCCAAACAGAAATAAGCAGCATAAACTAATAGCTGCTCCATTTTAGGTTTGGTAACACCGGTCTTTAAATCATGAATCCTAAGAAATCCACGAGGATTATCTTTCTTAGGAGGTTCATAACGAATAGCGTCAGCAGTACCAAATGCATATGGACTGTAGAATAACAATACTTCACTATCCATACGATATCCAATTGCGTCATTAACAAAATTAGCAACAGCTGGGTGAGTATTACCAGGCAACAATTTGATTTTATGCCTAATAGCTTCACTTGCAAATTCATGCAACTCAGTTCCACGTTGCTTAGCTTGTTCGTTTTCAAATCTGCTAATCATCTTGTCTGGCGTGTAATTTAACCAATGACATTGACTAGCGCTGAGAAATGAGTGACGACCCTCGTACTCTGGATGTCTGTTCCATTTCATTGAGTACTTCCTCCTTGTTCTCTGGATAAATGGTTCGGGCCCATCCACCATTTGTATTATAATGATTTAAATAATACTCTTGGTTTGGTCGATATGGTGCCTTAGCCGATTTCTTTACTTCCAAATGATAGGAATATGGACCAACGTCAACAGATAAGTCAGGAATTCCTTGAATATAGTTAGGATCATTCTTCTTAACAATAGCTTCAGGGATTCGTGTCTTAATATCTTTAATCAATTGTTTTTGGAAATCTCGTTCCAATTTGGACATGTGCTCTCCACCCAATTCCTTTCATTAAATTTCTTTTTGCTTCGAATGGAGCGTTCGATCGCATCATCAATAGAAGCCGGGGACTTCAAGTAAACGTAATATAAATTTTCAAAGGAGGTATTCACTCGATTAATTCGTCCTTCCGATTGCTCCATTATTCGGTAAGAATAGTTGAGCGAGTAGAATAAAATCGTATCAGTAGTAATGCAATTCCATCCCTCGGCTCCGGCTGTATATTGCACAAGATATACCCAGGTTTCAGCGTCTGGGATTGCCTCATGCTTTTGGCCGTTCCATTGATAATATGCCCTATCTAATTCTTGACAAATCTCTTTGAGAATATCAAGCTCGTAGGTGTAGTTATAAAAGACAATGACTTTATCACGAGTCATAATCTCTTGCTTTGCATGAATTCTACGACGCTCGCTTGTATTAATAATACGACGAAGCACTTGTGTGAATTCAGATGCGTTCATTATAGGTTCCTCAGTATATGGATTAAAACGAGTCTTGACAACAGTTTGATATAAATCCTTGTCGAAGTCCGCGTTAATATACTTCCGGTTTAATTTGGTAGTTCTAAAATCTTGCATAGGCACTGCCAAATACTTACGGAACCTTTCTAATTTATCGGTCTTATGGTATCTTCGAATTTGAGGAAACTTAGAATATGGATTGTACTCCACATGCTGATCCACAAAATCAGTTTTGTTTCGATAGAAGTTATTGGCTATGAAAATACACATCCAATCCATCCAAACATCTCCCGGGGTTGCTGTTAACATTATCCAATTGTTCTTACGAGCAATATGTATGAATGCCATTCCCCATTTACCATAACCGATTGCGCGTTGTTCGTCAAATATAAAGAATGCATCTTTAACATCAGTATACTTTTCGATATTGTTCCAGGAATCTACAACGCCATCAATTCCTAAGGCTTCAAAATCTCTATGCCATTCTCGATCGTTTCGTTTCTTAGCGACCGTAATAATATAGAGAGGCTTATCTATATGGTTCTCCATATAATAAAATAGGCCGGTCAAGGATTTACCCGAACCGACCTTTCCGCATAATACAGAACCGTTATGTAACCTATCAACCGCCTTTCGTTGATAAGGATATAACTCAATCATTAATAACCATACTTACGTTCAAGCGGATTTGGAGCTACGTGAATATACGCATTCTTCAAATCAAGACGAGCGTAAGTTCCTTCATCACTAGGTTCGCGACGACGGATAGTCATATCAACACATGTCGTTTCCATTTCATCAATCAATTGGAATTGATCTTCTGTTAAGAACTGACGGTTCTCGGCACATACTGGATCATCAACATCACATACTTCGCCATCATTATCATAAATGAGTGCGATTGATGGAATCGAGAATTTAGTATATACTCTCACCCGGAAATAGTAAAATGGTTGATACATATCAGGGTTCTCAGCCATCTTTTTGGCCATATCGTCATCCCGTGGTTTAGGCTCCCACAATTTAACGTTAACCCCATACTGCTCGGCAAGAATTTGTGCGTCTTCTTCAGACACAACAACGTTGAAATAACGGTCTCCTGCTCGATTATATCGTTCTTCACGTCCTGCGAAGTTTGGTTTAAAGGCAAACTCAACATCTTCGAGGATAAGTTGATGGTTAGATGCTTGTAATAATTTTGTCATGATTATGTCCTTTCTATTTTGACGAATGTTTGACAAATTGCAACAAAAAATAAAAGGAGCGCGAAAATCGTTGAATTTTCTTGTTCCTTTCTATTATGTGCCATGTAATTTCTGCGAAGTTTTTACAAACCCCGAGCGACTGCCCAAAAAGTTAGGCAGCCATTTCTTCGGGTTGTTCTTCATTTAAGCCAAGTAGTTCGATGTAATCCTTAGGCATGTCATCAACAATCATATTGATGTCTCCAACCTTCATAATTTTCTTCAAACCAGCAATAGCAATTTTATCATAGTAATCGAAATCAATATCTTCGTAATCGAATTCCGACGTTTGTTTGAATTTGAATCCTTTTGTTCCAGTGACAGATTTGAAGTTCTCATTATCTTCTGTCCATAGACACTCTGATCCAGTCTTAGAAGCATAAATATATCCAACCTTACCAACGAATTCGTCTCCAAGATAAATATGACCTTTGGATTGCTTAGTAATAAAGAAATCATGATCAGTCAATTCTTCTTTTGTCCAAACCCGTTTGAGTAAATAAGTGTTAGCAAACTCCGCACCCGTCGGAGACCACTTATCATCTTCCAATTGAGCAATATAAACCGCGTTATTAATTAACGCCATACGTTTGTATGTATGCTCGTGGTCGAATTTGTAGTTATACTCAGGTCGTTTACCAAACTCATCTACGAATTTGATGATATAATCATCCGCGTTAGGAACTTTAACAGAGTCAGTCTTAATATGACAAACCTGATAACCTTCAGCTTCGATTGCGAATTTGAGATCAACCATAAACAAAGCTCCACGCTTAGCGACAATATTATCGATGTTGTCTTTATGTTTGAATTTATTATCAAACGATGCAGACGTCATACCATATACGGAGTTGATCGCAATCTTCAATGCTTCAACCAATGGTTTACGATATTCCGGATTATCCAAGAACGGAGCAAGCTTGCCGTCAAACATAAGTTTAACTTCGTCAACTTTGTTATGTTTCAATAACACGCGCACTTTCAACAAGTCTGCATAACGTTGAGTATATGGGCCGAAGTAATTCATATTGATCAAACTATTCGGATGCATTGACTCTACGTCAAGCAAGGCGATGTTTTTATATACACCAGGTTCGGCATATACGTATCCACCTTCACCAGTTTCAATGCCACGATATGTGGACTTACCGAA